ATACTAATGGATCAGCCATTACGGGAGCTAATAGATGGCTAGAGAAAAAAGATATGACCTATCTTCAAGAATATCAGGATGTGACAGGAACCTCCGCAGCTCAAGGTCAACCTAAATATTACGCCATGTTTGGTGGTGCAACTGGTAATACAGACACTACATCAGGTAGAATATTTGTAGCTCCTACACCAAATACTACATATAGGTTTAGAGTGCATTTTAATAAAGTACCAGACACTTTAGAGTCTGGCAATCAAAGTAACTATATTAGTCTTAATTTTCCAAATGGACTGTTATATTGTTGTTTAGCAGAAACATATGGTTTTCTAAAAGGCCCAATGGATATGTTGACTTTATATGAAAATAAATATAAACAAGAGGTACAGAAGTTTGCTAGTGAGCAAATTGGTAGAAGAAGAAGAGACGACTACACAGATGGAGCAGTTAGAATACCAATAAACTCGGCAAACCCATAGGAGATTAAATTATGGCAATAACATCGGCAATATGTTCTAGTTTTAAACAAGAACTTTTACAAGGTAAGCACAGCTTTGAGTCTTCAGGTGGGCATACTTTTAAAATAGCATTATTTACTAGCTCTGCAACTTTAGGTGCAGGCACAACTGGTTACGCTACTACAAACGAAATATCTAATACATCAGGATCTGCATATTCTGCAGGTGGTGCAACTTTATCAAATAATGGTGTATCATTATCTTCAACAACTGCATTTACGGACTTCGATGATGTAACCTATACATCAGCTTCTTTCACTGCAAACGGAGCTTTAATTTATAACACAACAACAGACGGTGGTTCAGGAACAACTAATGCTGTTGCAGTTATAGCTTTTGGTGGTGACAAGACAGCAAGTAATGGAACTTTTAAAATTGAGTTTCCTGCAGCAGACGCAAGTAACGCGATAATCAGATTAGCATAGGAGGCCGACCATGTCGGTAAGTTCAGGATGGGGCAGGTTTTCCTGGGGCCAAGCTAATTGGAACGCTGATACAACTTTAAAAACAGGTTGGGGTGCAAAGTCTTGGGGTGAAGATGAGTGGGGTGAATTAAAAGATGCCGTTGCTCAACCATCTGGTCTTTCAATAACATCTAGTGTTGGATCTATAACTCCTGCCGATCAAACTCAAGGATTAACAGGTCAATCCATAACATCATCTGTTGGTGCAATAACACCAGTTCAGATGCAGGTTGGTTTATCTGGTCAATCAATATCCTCTTCAGTTGGATCTTTAACTGTAAATGACATGACAATAGGTTTGTCAGGTCAATCTATAACATCTTCTGTTGGTGCAATAACACCAAATGATATGACCCTTGGTCTAAGTGGTCAATCATTTACATCAAGTTTAGGATCTGCTGTAGCTCCTAACAACACTGCAATAGTATCTGGTCAGTCAATAACTTCAGCTCAAGGAACTGCTCAAGCAACTGTTGATGTAACGATATCGCCTTCTGGTCAATCTTTCACTTCAAGTTTAGGAAGTGTAACATTACCAAATGCTACAGCCATATTGTCTGGTGTATCAGCGTCTTTCAGTTTAGGATCTATTGTTGGATTAGGAGGAGCTGTTGCTCAACCAACTGGCCAATCAGCTACAGCAAGCGTTGGATCTTTAACAGTAGAAGAAGGGCTAGGATTAACAGGTCAATCGTTTACTGCTAGCGTGGGATCAATATCTCCAGTGGATATGCAGGTTGGATTAACTGGTCAATCAGCTACATTTAATATTGGAACCGTTAATATCTTTGCATATGGAGATGTTGACACTGGCTCAAATACGTCCTATACTAATGTTTCAACAGGTTCGAATGGATCATTTTCGGATGTTGCAACTGGATCAAATACAAGTTATAGTGACGCTGCATAGGAGATAATTTATGGCATCAACATTTACACCTTTAGGTGTTGAACTTCAAGCAACTGGTGAAAACGCTGGTACATGGGGTACGAAGACTAATACAAACTTACAAATTATAGAACAAATTTCTGGTGGGTATATTGCTAAATCAATAGCAGGTGGAGCCCAAACAACTGCATTAGCAGTTTCTGATGGATCAACTGGTGCAGAACTATCTCACAGAATGATCGAGTTTACAGGAACTATTACAGGTAATCAGATTGTAACTATACCAATTGATGTTCAAACTTTTTATTTTTTAAGAAATTCAACTTCTGGCGCTTATACAGTTCAATTTAAATATGCTTCTGGTTCAGGAGACTCGTTTACTTTTTCAGCTACAGATAAAGGCGATGCTATTGTATTTGCAACTGCAAATGATGGGACTAATCCAGACATTGATACATTACCTGCTGGAGACGTAACTTTAACAGGAACACAGACTTTAACAAATAAAACGTTAACATCACCTAAAATTGGAACCTCTATTTTAGATACTAATGGAAATGAATTATTTAAACTAACAGCTACAAGTTCTGCGGTTAATGAAATAACTTACAATAATGCAGCTACAGGTAACAAGCCAACACTTACTGCCTCTGGTGATGATACTAATATCGGTGTATCAATTCAGCCAAAAGGTTCAGGAACAGTTACTATTGATGCTTTAACTTTTCCAGCCGCTGATGGCACAAGTGGACAAGCATTAGTTACAAATGGCTCTGGAACTTTAAGTTTTGATACTGCAGGAATTACAACAGGAAAAGCTATTGCAATGGCAATCGTATTCGGATAAAAGGAGTAAATTATGGCAAACCCAAATATAGTATCAGTAACAAGTATTAAAGGTGAATCGGTAGGATTTGCTTTATCTGCTACTACAACTACAACTTTAATGACTGTAGCATCAAACAAAGTTGTAAAAATAAATAGAATTACAGTTGCAAATGTTGATGGAACAAATGCAGCTGATGTAACTCTTTCAGTTACAAAATCAAACTTTACTCCAGACGGTGTTGACAACTTTGATACATCTGGAACTTTTCACATAGCAAAAACAGTTTCAGTTCCAGCTGATGCAACATTAGTTTTGCTAGATACACCAATCTACTTAATGGAAACAGATGTTCTAAAAGGTGGTGCTAGTGCAGCATCAGATCTAGAATTATTCGTATCTTATGAATCTATAGACGACGCGTAGGAGGTTTAAATTATGGCTGGCAATGGCGGAATAATTGGACCAACAAACGTAACGTCTCGTGGTAAAAATACAATTACAACAAGAACATCAAGCACACCTAGCGCAGTTACTACACAACCAGGAACTAGAATTATTAAAACTGTTGTAGTTGCTGGAGGAGGTGGTGGAAGTGGTGGTAATGGCGGAGCAGGTGGTGGCGCTGGTGGTTTTAGAAATATTGAACACTCTGTATGCGGTGGTGTAGCTTTAGGAGCAGTTGTTGTTGGAAGTGGTGGTTCTCCAGGAGCCGCTGGCACTGGAGTAGGATCAGATGGATCAGATTCATCTATTGTTGTAAATGGCACAACTTTTACATCAGATGGTGGAGGAAAAGCTGGTTTTCATCCCACTGCTGCAAGTGATGGTGGTTCTGGAGGTGGAAATACTCAAGCTAATGGTGGAACAATAAGTGCAGGATCAGGAAACACTCCTCCAACAAGTCCCCCACAAGGTAATGACGGTGGAGAAGGCACAGTTCCAAATCCAGCTTTTTTTACTGGATCAGGTGGAGGTGGTGCAACAGGTGCAGGTGGAGATGTTGCTATGTGTGGAAGCACTCTTAAATCAGGAAATGGTGGAGCTGGTGCAGATATATCATCTGATTTTCCAGGAGTAGTTAATTGTGGTCAATTAGCTGGAGGAGGTGGTGGAGGTGGAGATCAAAGAACAACACCTCAATATTCTAGCGTATCAGCAGGAACTGCTACACATGGCGGAGGAGCAGGTGGAATAAATAGTCCAATTACTGGTGGATCTGGAACTACTAACACTGGTGGTGGAGGTGGTGGAGGTGGTTATGATTGTTCTTGTAATGGAGCAGGTGGAGCAGGTGGCTCTGGTGTAGTTATAGTAAAAGAATTAGATAAGGCTTCAGGAGTCTGGAGTCTTAATGAACAAATAGATCAACAAG